ATAGATTTGTGCCGACGAACAAAGAGATTGATATTAATGAGATTTTATATTTCGTTCTTGAGATTACGAAGAGATTCAGGATATGCAAATTCACTTTTGACACTTGGCAAGCTACAGCGATAATGCAAGCTTTGAATCGTCGCAGAATTCCGTCTGAAAATCTATATGTTGATAAGGTTGTGCATGACCGACTTAAAGAGAAGATATACTCGGGGAAATTAAGGGTGCATGAAAGCGAAATACTGAAAAAGGAACTAAAAGAATTAGAACTTATATCGGGGAAAAAAGTAGATCATTCAAAACGTGGATCAAAGGACGTAGCTGATGCAGTTGCTGGGGCTGTATGGAATGCGGTAGAGAATCCACAAGTTAAGGCAGTTCTAGTCGGAATAGATCCCGAAGAACGAGATTATAATTTGAGGTATAGGAGAAGTGCGTATGCGTATCAGAGAGAGAATAGCGAATATGATAGGTGGTAAGAGTTTTGAGGAGAATAGAGAGAGAGAGAGAAAAGTTATAAAATCCGCTTTGGGTTCTATTGAAGATGATGATTGGACATACCGAAAATTGACGGACACTATAAACAGAGAGCTAAGTCCACTAAAGCAAGACTTGATGATTAGATACGCTCTTAATCTATACGACAATAATGGGATGGCGCATAGAATAATTGAAATGAAGAAGGATTTCATCTATGGCGAAGGAATTAAGTACAAAGCTGAAGATGCTGATGTTCAAAAAGTATTGGATAAGTTTTGGGATTGTAATCTGATGGACATAAAATTAGAGAGACGCGTAATGGAGTTAGGACTATTCGGCGAGCAGTGTTACCCTGTTTTTGTGAATGAGCATGATGGATCTGTAAAAATCGGATACTTAGATCCGGGACTTATAGACGAGGTAATTGCTAATCCGCAGAACATAGAAGATTTGAAAGAAGTGAAACTAAAAAGCAGTTTAAGTGTTGATGATGGGTTCAGGACGTACAAGATTATAAAGATAGACGAGGATCCGCAGTCAAAAACTTTTGGAAAAAGAATCGGAGAGGCGTTTTTCTTCGCTGTTAACAACGTAACTACGGCCAAAAGAGGACGAAGTGATTTGTTGTCTTTGAGAGACTGGATATATAATTATGAGCAATACTTATTCAATAGATTGTTGTGGTCAAGGTTAGCGAATATATTTTTGTATGATGTTACTTTTGAGGGTGGCAGTGAGGAAGAAATAAAAAAATTATCAGCTGAATTACAAACTCCAAAGCCAAATTCAATTCGTATACATAACGAGAAAATAAAATGGGACACAATTGTTCCTAAACTCGAAGCAGCTGATATGAGTGAAGAAGTTAAGATGTTTCGTTCGCATATTTTAGCGCAAGCTGGATTCCCGCCACCCTGGTTTGCTGCTGGAGAGGGCGTAACAAGAGCAACAGCACTTGAGATGTCTACTCCAACTTACAAAATGCTAAAGTCAAGACAGAATTATGTCAAGTATATGATAGAAGATATACTTAATTTTGTAATTGATCAGGCTATTATTCACAAGAAAATAAGAGAAGATGTTAATAGAAAATTTACATTGTTCTTTCCAAAGCTAGTAGACAAGGATTTTTCAGAGATTGCAACTGCAATATCGTCATTCACAAACGCGTTAGTGAGTTCTATATCTGAAAATCTTATCTCAAAAGATACTGCTAGAACAATTCTATATTTTTTGTATTCGCAAATTGGAATGGAAATAATCAAAGACAAAGAAGATAAGGATATTCAAGAAGATGGAAAAAGGCTGTTTGATGAATTCAAGAGGAAGTTATATGAGGCGGGACATTCAAAGAATACTACAGAGTAGAGGAATTGTTACAGAAGAAGCTGTGAGAGAATATATACAGCTACTGCGTGACACGAGGGATGAGATAGAAAGAAGTATAAGATTAGCGCAGGGATGGGAAGCAAGGCATTTGACAGCTATAAAGAATTCCTTGAGTGAAGTTATAACCAATTATACGAGTAAGAATATAAACTTGCAAACTGAGGGGAATTCGAAATTATGGGAATTTGGACAGGAGATAGTTGATGTTCCATTAGCTAAGATTGGTTTTGCACCTCAGTTTGGGACGTTATCTGATTCGCAACTGCTTGCGCTTAATATAGTTCGTAATGAACATTTCGTCGAACTATCGTCGGAAATGTTAAATAAAATAAACGCTGCAGTAACAAGAGGAGTAGTTGGTAAACTATCTCCTTATCAGACGATGCAAGAGATAGATGGAATTTTGCAAAGCGAAGGATTTAGAGCAGAACGAGTGATGAGAACAGAATTAGGCAGGTCAATGAATACTGCGGCACAATTAAGGATGAAAGAATCTAAGCAGTTCGTGCCGCAATTACAAAAAATGTGGCTAACTGCTTTCGAGCGTGTCAGATTCTCACACCAACCAATGAATAAACAGATACGTGATGTAGACGAGAAATTTGATATGTATAATCCGCGAACTGGTGCAATCGAGAAATTGGATTATCCACTTGATCCAGAAGTGAGCGCGGAATTAGTTGTCAATTGTCGATGTACGTCTGTGCCTTATGTCGAAGGAAAATATTAAATTAAATGGAGGAAAAATACAAATGATAGGAAACAGAGAAAAGGATTGGGTAAGAGAAGAGAAAAAAAAAGTTGAGCCAGTGAAAGGAACTTTTTCTAATGAAAAAAAAGTAGATAAATTCAGTGGGTTACTTAAGGAGAAGAAGAAGAAAACAGTTCAAGGAAAATTTGATCACGGTGAGTTCATCACTTTTTTATACTCGGATGGTAGTACGGAAAGAGTGTATAAGAAAAAGGCTGGAAGATAAAAAAAAAATTGTTATATCAGAGGGCAAATAGAAATGGAAAAGAATATACTTGTCGAAGCATTAATAGCGTTTGGTTCGTCGGGTGGCAAAAGTAGGATTGCGCATAAGATAGTCAATTACTTTCCAGAACATAAAACTTATGTTGAAGCTTTTGTAGGTGGCGCTTCAGTTTTAATGGCAAAGAAAAAATCCGAGATAGAAATAATTAATGATAAAGATTTTCAGATATATAATTCTTTAAAAGTGATTCAAAGTTGCTCAATTGCAAAAATAAAAGCAGCAGCGAATAAAAAGAACTGGATGCTCGATGAGGATAGAATAAGGGAAGCTTGGAAAAGTAAACGAAGTGGGATTTCTGGATATTTAGATTTTCTCTATGGTCATAGACATTCGTATAGCAGAAACAGAAGAAGTATTAGTAAGGAACGAAAGAATAATAAACAACCAAATTTCAACCGAATCGTAGAGGCACAGAAACGATTGCAGAATGTAAAAATATTTAATCGTGATTATAAGTCGATGAAGATTTATGATTCAAAAGATACATTTTTTTATTTTGATCCGCCATACCCGGGAGAGTGGGATGGGCCTAAAACGGATTTTGATATGAAGGAATTCGTTGATTTGATTTGCTCGTTACAGGGGAAATTTTTAGTTTCTATGAATATTGAAAATAGATCTGCGTTCGAAGACAAAGGATTCAAATTTAAGAAGGTAAAAATAATTCGCACTTTTAGCCATAATGAATCAAAGAAGAGATACGAATTTGAACTTATTATAGCAAACTTTGATTTGGATAAAGTTTTTAAAGAAAATATTAGTCGCAAGTCGAAGGAGCTAAAAGAATTTAAAAAAGAGGGGTATAATCCAGAGAAAGTTACTGACGCTCAATTAAGAGATGATTGGCGTTTAGTATTAGCAAAATATTCGACTATGATAGATGGGGGAAAAACTGAATTTGAAAGTTTAGAGGAGTTAGAAAGTTTTGCGCGTATACTCTTAAGAGAAATACTCAACAGGGGATCGGAAGTTTTAAAGTTTCACCCCGAGAATATGAAAGACACATCATTAGAACTTTTGAAAAAAATATTATCACTTGAAATAGATTCTCGCATTTTATTGCCTCCACCGCATTCGGAATATATTTACGACGATGAGAAATCTGCGATAGTTAAAGCTAGAGAATATTATTTGAAAAAGTTTTTTATTTTGAATAACGGAAAAAAATCTTATGGATATATAAGATTCTCCGACGGAGAGAAAGGCGACTTAAAAGATTTTGAGAAGAGAGAAGAAAAACATAAGGTTACCGATAAGGAACGGATCAAGTGGTGGCCTGATAAAAAAGTTTTTTACTTTTACGACATCGTTGATTTTATTCCGTTTGAAGAACCGATAGAAGACAAAGCTCCTCGTGGAGCGCAGACTTTTTGGACTGGGAAGATGTTGAAGGAATATCTTACTCCTGAATTTGATATAGAAAGATATGAACCTTTTGAGTTAGAAGCAATAAGTAACAGAGAATTAATTGCAAGGCATGGTGAACTGCATGATAAGTGGAAAGAGAGGGGATCGCTCGCAGGTGATGAGTTGGTAATTAATGCGCATAAGTTTATCGTTGCTGAACTTAAAAAGCGATCACTGGAACATAGGTTTGAGGATGATTTGGATAAGTTATTGGATTCTTACGAGGGAATTAAGTCTTTGCAAGATAAACCTTTCAAGATAAATGAGGTTTTAAAATTATTTGATACGGATATTTTTCTTAAAAAACCATTTCTCGCTTTCGTGGGTG